AATCTCCAAAACTTCTAGAGGTTCAGTCACGGAGAATTGTTGAGTGCCTTTAACAACGTTAAACACATAATCGCCAACAAGATTTTCCAACTCTTGAGGTGCTAAGTCTGGATGTTTACGTGCGGCTAGTGCGATGTTGTTCCAGTTGATAGCTTTCTTGGGATAAGGACCACCAATAACATCTTTATCAAGTGCTAGAAGTGCGACTACATCTTGTGGATTATAGTGAACATCAGAATCAATAAACAATAGATGGGTACAATCGGAGCGGAGAAATTCATCTACCAAATAATTTCTAGCCCGTGTGATTAATGATTCATTGAACAAAAACGAAAATCGTGTTTCAACTCCATATTTGGACATGAGTGCTTGTAAGTCAAGACTAGCCTTAACATACATGCCGTGTGCCATGCCACCATACATTGGTGTCGCAACAAACAATTTATGCTTCTTCAAGTCTTCAATTTTAACTTTTATTTCCATAATTTATCCATAAAAAAAAGAGGATGCGATACAAGTATATATCACATCCTTCTTAGCATTAGCCTAGAAATCAGGCGAAAGTGCTAACGCCCTTTGCACGTAGGGCTTTGATGCCTTCTGCAACCATGCGCTTGGTTGGCTGACCAAGGCGGTAGAAGGAGATTTTACGACCATTAGCAAGAGTTTTGCTGTTGGTGTAAATTGCATGGCCATCTTCACGCAATTCGTTGATACGTGCGGCCACGTTAGTAATGCCGAAACGTGCCCGAGCCTGGGCGGTGGTGAAGGTGTTGTAACCATCAGTCTTGCTCAAAGCGGCAAGCATTTTTTCTTTAGTAGTCATTTTAGACATAATAAACTCCATAATAAAACCACACTTTGGAAATACACTTGAGAGGTGGTCGTTCTCAAGATTCATCATTATAACAAAACGCCAAGAGTAAGTCAATACTCTTGGCGGCAAATATATCAATTAAAATGGTACTTCTTCACTATATGAAGGCACATCCACTGTAACAGGATCTTCTTCTTTGGCTGGTGCATCAAGTTTGGTGTACAAATCAAGGAAAGACATTTTGGTATCGGTGTCAAAACGATTCAAGCACAATGATACCGCTTTCATTCGGTCACCATGCACACCATATGTTTTGCAAATATGTACCAGACGGCGAGTGGAGATAATTTCATCAACACCACCTTCGGAGAATGTTTTGCGAATTACATCAGCCCAAGTAACAAGTTTCTCGGCAAATTCATCATCGGTACGACCAGCGGAGGTCAATTCTTTTTTGATGATTTTACGTTCAACTGCAACAGGAGGATACTCTTGTTCGTATGTATTCAAGAAACGTTCCAAGAAGGCTTCGTTCAATACGTTGGTGAACATGTAACGACCATCTTCTGAGCCTTTGCCTTTTGTATTTGCAGTGGCAACAATCGTAAAGCCTTCGGCTGGGTAAACAACTTCACCTTTTTTCTTCAACATGAAAGGCTTACCTTCTAGTACACGTTGCAAGCAGGACAAGTTTTGTGCGCCGTAGTCAATTTCATCAATACACAAAACGGCACCTTGTCGTGCGGCTGTAGTAACAGGACCATCACGCCATTCCATCTGACCGTTAATCAAGACAAAGTTACCGAGCAAATCGCCTTCATCGGTTTCTGGTGTCATTGAGATACAAACGAATTTGCGTTTTGCTTTGGCACAGGCTTGTTCAACGGACATTGTTTTACCGTTGCCAGATTGACCAGTGATAAAGATAGGAAAGAATTGTTTGCTGTTTACGATAGCCAGCAAATCTTCATAGTTGCCAAAGGGCACATAATTTTTGTACACTTCTGGAATTAGATTACCAGTCTCAAGGTCGGTAGATACATTAGCGATTCGGTTTTGTGCAACAGGTGCAGTTTCGGTTTTCTTCATGGGTAATACTTGGGCAGATAAATCAACTGTGGAAACATTAGCAGTTGGTAGTTTATATACGCCACGGGCTTGGCGATATTCTGGGTCTTTCAGAAACCATTGAGGAAAACCCAATGCATTTTCTTTACAAATATCTTTCACTTCCTGTCGGGAAAAAGTTTTCTTACCTGTAGCCAGGGCTAAGGAAATAAACTTCTCACGGGCTGAGGCATCTACTGTACGCATAATATAAACTCCATTTCAATCAATCAATACAATAATTATAACAGGGAAACACCACCTTGTCAATAGGTGGTGTTGTAAAAATGTCACAAAGCAATCTCGCCAATGAAACGATTTACCAAAACACGGCTTACTTGTTTCTTCTTATTCATTTTCATAAATGCATTCTTTAGTTTACCAGCAGTAACTGCACCATCAACATGTAAACTTTCGTTTTCAATGTCAAGGTCATCGCCACCAGGAATAATAAAGAATTTATTGTACCCAGAATTTTTAGATTCTAGGAATCTTTCGACTTTGATGATTTGTGCAAGTTGTTTAGTCGCTTCTTTTCTTTGATAGAAAGAATCATTAGAATGACCCTCATAAACTTGGCGCAACGATTCACCTTTTTCGTTGATGTAACGGCGCTCAATGCCAGCACGGAGACCAGCACCAGTTCCAGCAATGAAGAAACCGATAATCTTAGAACCTGTAGTTTTGCGATACCAATTGAAAACTGATTTACGCACAGGACATTCATCATCATCAACCATCAATTCTTCAAATTTATTTTTCGTATCACGCAAAACAAGATTGTACTGGCCGTGACCGATACCTACCGTGCTAGAGTAAGATTGACCTTTGTAATCTACACGCTCACCAATTATGGCGGTAATTCTGTCTGCATCACCATCGTGCATGATAACCGTGTTCACAATATCAAGATTGTTTACTTTGCGGAATTGCTCAACAAGCGGCTTCAAGGCAATCATTGCTTCGGTCATAGGAGTATTTGACAAATTCTCAGTCTTAGGTGTTGAAAATTTACGATTGCCACGATAACTATAACTACCAGACAAAGCCATGATATTTTTAGAGCACCGGGTAAATTCACTTGCACTCATTTTTGAATTCAAGTACTCACGCAAGAAAACATCTGAGCCACTCAATTCGTGGAGGTTTTTGGTGAATGAACGATTATTTTCACGGCCGTGGTCAAGTTGAAAAGCACCGGTATCATTGCCAAAACCATAAACAACAAAAGGAATATTCACTTTGCGGCAGAACATTGCGAGAACCAAAATTTGTTCCCATGATGATTCCATATTGTTTTGCATTGAACCCGAACGGTCAAGCAACAAAACTAAACCATGCGATTTGCCTTTTGGTACAAAGGTTGCTTTGCGGAAAATATTGTCATCAACTTGGTATTTGTAGATGCGGTTAACATCAATATCACCAGTCTCAGAAATTTTCTGTTTGGAATATTTTGATGCGGCTTTACGCATTTCAAATTCTTTCGCAAGCAGAGAAATGTAACGGTCATTCCGATTTTTGAATTCACGGAGCAAAACATTCTGAGTATCTTTATATGAATCAAACCGGTCAGCCCAATACATTTCCATCAATTCATGTACCCGTTTGTATGGAGTAAGAATTTCTGAATAGATAGGAGTTGGCAAATTCACATACAAATATTCTTTGCATGATTTGTCCAACAATTGACCTTCGTTTTCACGGTACTTTTCATCAGTTTCGCAAACTGGTTCAAAATCTTCATCTTCACTGGTACTATTGTGTGATTCTTTATCACGTTCAATTGTATTGCTTTTCTCTGGTTGTTCTTCTGATTTTTCTTCCGAATCAGAATCTGATTCACCTTTGGATTCTGATTCATCTTCACCATCGGATGATTCTTTTTCAGTTTTGCCAGCTTGAGGTTGGCCATCTTCCTGATTTTCTTCTTCATCATTGGAAGAATCATCATTGCTGTCCATGTCCGTTTCATAATCACCATCTTCATCATCATAGAATGAATTCAGTTGGCGAATTTTTTCTTGTTGCAATTCTTTTTGTTCGGTTTTTGAATAGTCAAAAATTGCTTCGGTAATACGGACAACATCTTCCCACGTTTCGCACGATTCAACATCGGCTAACATTTTGGTTTCTTCATTGTTGAATTGAATACCCAGTGCAACACCGCCTTTAGTGTAAAGGTTCAAGCGGTCAATGAAAGGTAAAGCATTAACATTACGGTGCTTGATACCGAAAAAATCTTTTTCTAATAGTTGACCGTATGCTTTGACAAACGATTGACGTAAGCCAGGGAAACGGCGTTTGACTTTTTTCTCAATGCGGGCATCTTCAACCACATTCAGGAAGTTTTTGAAACTCTTATCGAATTTGCCAGTGCCCATAACTGCATTGTGCCAACCTTCTTCTGGCGTTTCCAATGCGTGACCAACTTCATGCCCGGTCAGCAAATCATACATTTCGCCAGACATATCTTTCCAAACTGGAAGGGTAAGAACACGGTCTTTAAGATTAAAAGAAGCCGTAGATACTTTGCGGTGCTCAACAGTGAGGTTTTCGGTAGCCATCAACTTGGCTAATTGGGACTTAGATTCTTGCGTAAACTGCATGGACATTCCTTAACAACATACAAGTATTCTATCACAACCACACGAATTGTCAAGTACTACTAAAGTACTAGTTGTTTTTTTACAACATCAAGGTTTATAGAAGACAAAAATTGGTTCGTATTTGAGCCACATTCCATTCACCTTGCAGAAATTCTTTGCTTTAGGTAATCCAGTTTCTGTATCAACTCTATTGCCGCCAGGCATTTGTGCAAGAGACATTTTCAATTTGCCTTCGTAACGCATACCAAGACTAGTAAGAATATCCATTGAGTCTTGTTCTAGTGGCAACATGTCTCCACCAAAGACAGCATCAGCAATGTTCCACAGAAGGTATCTATCATTCGCCAAATACTCAACACAAGTTTCTAGTGTCTGTCTCAAGAAACCTTCACGCCAAGAATCGTACTGAGAAAACTTCTTGTATGACTGTTCAGCATCTTCCGAGTATGCTTCTTTAGCAAAGTATGGTGGTGAAGTAAAAACTAAATCTAACTTACCTTTGTACTTTTGAAATTCTGGGTCTTTGTGAATTTCTTCTGAGCCATGTTGAAAAATTTGATACGAATGCACTTTGGGGAACAAAGTAGCAACTGCTCTTGTCGTTTTTGTATTGAA